GTACCTGGAGAGTTACCAGACGAGTTAGTGTAAACGGCAGTTGCCATATTGTAACTCACGCTGAATGTTCTCAACTGAGGTCCGCATTGGTTTTGAACGTTTGTATTCAATTGTGACCAACTAGGCATTTATATTTTTACCTCTATCATATCCGATCCTGTTTCGATGGCAACACCAATTAATTTATTTGAATGAGGACAATTCTCTATTTTACACGCTACTCCGAATCCATCATCATCTGCTACTATATAGTCACCTTTGGTTGCTGAACCTTTTATTTTTACAGGCACTCGACCTTTTAGTGCTACGAATGGAAATAAAGGATCTTCTATGTTTTCTTCCGTAACGTTCATTCGAACACCTGGATGAAATGAGATTACTCCTGCAAGAGGCATACCATCTTTGTATTTGGTAATCTCTTTATCTCCACCTATTGCTACAACTGTCCCCTCTTCATATTCCATGTCTGCTTCGTATTTCTCAGCAAGGTCTGCCCAGTTAGCAGAGGTTGCTCTACCCTGATAGATACCAGAGTTGTCAACGTAACTAACATCAGAGTTATTTCTACGGAACTGAACAATCCTATTTGATGACTGGTCAGCAACAATATACCAACGGTTTGAGTGATATTGGATTTTACCTTGAGCACCAGGATCACCTGTCCAGTTAGATGTTGCATTTGAAAGAAGTGCATAGTTTGTAATAGTTAAGTTTCCTGCCAAACTTCCTGACAAAGCACCAGTTGTGCTAATATTGATATCACCACTACCATCAAAGTTTGCGTTACCTGTAGCAAAACCCGAAATAGCAATGTTTCTTGCGGTATTCAATTTAGTAGCATTTGTAGCAAGAAGTGCATTCGAAGCATTTATGGCAGAGTCGCCACCACCACCTGCCCTTGCCTGAATAAATGCAGAATCTATAGTAACAATTGGCGAAGAGAACCCTGTAATAAACGATTGTATTAGTGGTTGATTCGCATAGAGGTAACCATCATTATCAAGTGTGGTTGTTAAATAAGATGCTGGAACTTTACCTTGTACATGAGCACTGTCTATCATCGCAAGAACTGCCGCACTGTCAGTACCTGCAGTGGTTCTTGCTTGAACATATGCACTGTCTATCAATGCAATAACTGCCGCACTATCTGTACCTGCACCTGCCCTTGCTTGTATGTAATCTGAGTCAATCCTTGCTTGAATGAAAGCACTGTCTATGGTAACAATTGGTGAAGAGAATCCTGTAATGAAAGACTGGATTAGTGGTTGATTTGCGTGAATGTAACCATCATTATCAAGTGTAGTTGTTAAGTAAGATGCTGGAACTTTGCCTTGTACGTAAGCACTGTCTATCAACTGTGCGACCAATGAAGAGTCGGTAATAGATGTTGCTTGTGAAATAATCTGATTGACCACTGCAGAGTCAAGACCTTCCTCTGCAATTAGTGACTTTACATGAGTAGAGTCAAGAGTCTCGTTATTGATTATGCTTACAACAAGTGCGGAGTCAAGTGTAGGATTGGCGTTGATTATGTTTACGATACCTGCAGAGTCAAGTCCAAAGGTTGTGGAAGAGTCAATAGTCAAACTACCTAATGTTATCTGATTAACACTTAAGTCAGTTGATGTCAAGGCAAAACTTGAATCTAATGTCTTTGTTCCTAGTTTTAAACCTCCTGCGACATGAACATCTTTCCATTGTGCTGTGCTATGACCAAGGTCTGCGTTGTTATGTTCGCCAGGTATAAGACCATTTTCTACTCTAAATTGTGCTACTGACATGTATTATACCTCTATGAAGTTGTTGCTTTCTTTACGTCAACACGCTCAAAAGAAAATTGTAATGTTGAACCTTGTGGATCTGCTAATAGCGAAACTTTATCACTACCATCTATGGACGCATCGTAGGTAACGATTGTATCTGTTCCATGTAGTAATGTACCGTATGTTGTCAGTGTTGCAGTATCTCCGTCATGAGTTACGAATATTTGTTGTGCTTGGTGAGCACTATCTCCAGATGTCTGTGCGGAAATAAAATAATGTGCCGCACGTAATTCTGTCCCATCGAATGTGTCAATGGTTGTCTGTGCGGAATCTTGAAGTACAACCTTTTTCTCAACAATTGCTTGATCGGTTGCGTCAGGGTTAAACTGAATAACTTCTTGTTGTGTAGTAGGTCTTCTAAAGATACGGAATGATCTAGCGATTAACCTTGCCTTACTTCTTCTTCTACGTCTTCTTCCCATTATCTTATCCTATTTTATGTCGAAATAACTGAACCTAAAAGATGCATTGAATACAATGAATTCAGATCCCGATGCTGTAGATAAAAACTGTATATCACCTAACGATGTTGGCATCGCGTCAATATACCTAACTTGTTTTGTTGTATTGTTGTGACTTGACAGAATGGATAATGTGATGTCTGCATATGTTGGGGACTTACCATCATTTAGCATTTTTGATTGAGACTGTAGATTTGTACTTTGATTTCTCAATATCCAATTATACATCTCAGTATAACTTGTCATGTTTTCATCTAGGAGAATATCACAAGATAATTCGTTTATCGTTAGTGATTCACCTGGAAATGGAATGGACTGCATTCTTCTCACTGGCATTTCTGCAGGTGGTACAATCAATCCTGGATGAGTTATCGTTTGACAAAAGAACTCCAAGTTAGGAAAGTTCCTTCTGTCTATTGTTAACTTAAAACTGGTGGGTTGTAAGTAATTAAAATTTTCTGTTAATTCTGCCATAACACTATTTATAATAAAAAATAACTAAAAAAAAGAGGGGCATCGCCCCTCTTCTTATTTTTTTTAAGGTATACCTTATGATCCGAGGATGTTGTCCACGCGGAAGATACGGTAGTATTGGTTTGTCTTCGCATTTGCAAGACCGTTTGCAGGTGTTGATCCAACGAATGGGTTTGAGACCATGCCGTAGCGAGTCTTGAAACCAATTTTTGGTTGGAATGTGTCTTCCCCTACTGCACGAACCATTGTTAATGGTACGTATGGGCAATAGAATAGACCTGCGTCATATGGGTTAGTACCCTTATAACCAACGTTTACATAGTCAGCGACAGCATACGGATCGATGTATACTCTCATACGACCATTCAATGTACCTGCGAATGTGTTTCCTGTGTCGTCAACATTCAATGAGGTATTCATTGCAGGTGCGTAGTCTAGCATACCAGATGCCGCAAGCGCGGAAGCAACGTCAGAAGAACACACCATGAAGTTACCTTTACCTCTACGTGTTTCTTTTGCAATTGTGTTTGCTTCTCTTTCGATCTGCATTATCAGACCTTTGAACTTCTCAATTGACCAACGTCCGTCAGCATCGTTTTGAATGTCAAAGATACCATTTACGGATGTGTTGGATGTTGAAGCACCAGTTTTCGCTTGTGAGTTCATAGTACGGATCACTTCTCGGTTGATCTCTGCCATGATCTCTGTTGAAAGAATATTCGCCAACTCTGTTTCAGCGTCAAGACCATGAATTGCTTTCAAGTCTTGTGCTAATTCTAGAGTGTACTCTGCTTTCAACGCACGTGACTTCGCAGTCACTGTTGCTTTTTCAATTGTGAAACCCATTTCAGCAAAGGATGAGTTAGGTGAACCTGCACCTGAACCTAAACCTTCGGCATCGCCAGTCGCCATACCGCCACCGAAACCTGTGCCATCACGGTCAGAGTCGATTGTTAGAGGATCATTTGCATTTGTTAATCCTGCCAATCCTGAAGGACCTTGTGAGGTATCGTGGGTTGCTGAAGAGTCACCTGAGTAACCTGTGATTGCTTCGGCAAACAATGCTTCGTCACCTGCAGTTGCACCACCACGAGTTGTCTCGTACTGTGATTTCATTGCAAAGATCAGACCTGTAGGACCTGACATTGGTTGTACACCACAGATGTCATACGCCATTAGGTTAGGCATTGCTCGTCTAACGAGAGCGATTAGAACAGGATTCCAATTCGCTACGTCACCAGTTGAGTTAGCAGGAACTGCTTCGTTCAACTGACCTGCTTGCTCGTTCATTTCTCGTTCTTGGTTTTCCAAGATTGCGGCAGTAACCGCTTTACGATGGGAATCAGTAATAGCACCTGCTGACTCTTCGTTCAGTACTGGTGCCCACTTTTCCATCAACTTATCATATGATACAGTATTCATTTGATAGAACTCCTATTTACTTGTTCTTTGGATTGCTGATAGATACTGCGCCATTGCTCCAGAAGCACTTTCAACGATTGGTGAATCGTCTTCTTCTACTTCTATGTCTGCAGACTCAGTGGTTTTCTTCGTGAAGTATGATTCTTTGATAGTTGCCACTTTCTGTGCGAAAGTTTCTTCTGATTCAAAGTCTACATCTTCAGCGAGTTTTTTAAGTTTTTCAACTTGGGTTGCCGCTAAACCTTCAGATGCATCTGCGATTACTTTGTCTCGCTTCAACACTTCTAGTTCTTCTGTCATCTCGATATTCTTCTTGATAACATCGTTGTTTGCTTCTTCAAGTTCTTCAACTTGTACGGCAAGTTCGTCAACAAGGTCTACCTTTGCTTCTGGAACTTCGATGTAGGATTCAGTAAACAAGTCTTTTAGACTGTTCATGAAATTTTCTGCAATCTCAGTACGCAAACCAGTTTGGATAGCAAGTTTATTGTCATCCATCCACTGCTCAACTACGTAGTTTAGGTAATTGTCAACCTTCTCTACGAGGTCTGCTTTAGTAGAAGCAACTTCTTCTGCTAATTCTTCCTCGTATTTTGTTTCTAAACGATCTATTTCTTCGGACAATTTTGATTTGATTGCCGCTTCAAAGATTGTTTCTGCTTTGCCTTTGAACTCATCTGACAGAGTTGCCTCTGATTCAACAAGTGCATTTAGGTCTTCGGAGAAGTCAACACTTACGTCAACATCTGCCTTTGTTTCAACTAATGCTTCGTCATCTACTTCGACACCATTCTTCTGACTATATGATGCATACATGTCTACCAATTGGTTTTTCTTCATGCCTTGCATCATACTAACCATAGCAGTAATCACACTACCTTTAGTTGCCATCTTCATCGGATCTTTTTTGGTTTGGTCACCTTTGCGCTTTTTTGCGCCTCCAGTGGCATCCCCTGCTTTATCCGTTGCCGCAATAGATTGTGCTTCCGCATTTTTAGGATCGTGACCCATTGCTTCATCTACTTCCACAACTTCGTCTGTTACTTCGTCATGGAGTTCTTGATCCTGAACTTCTTCAGTCATATTTGACTCCTTCTTCATTTAGTTTTGAGTAACGAGAGGAAATTCTTAAATTCACGAACCTGCGTCTCATAAAGATCAGATCGCGGAGAATTCTTAATTTCAGTCTCCATTTGTTCAATTGTTTGCGCCTCGATAATACCGTTGTTCCAAACCCACTCAACACCTTCCATAACCCCATTAACAAATGCGCTAGGTGCAGATGGATCTTGAACAATATCTACTGCATTCAGCATAAAATCTGGTTGCACTATCATTGCGTCATTACCGTTCTTCAAACTTCCCATACCACGAGTCGATACGCCTAGATTGACACCACCATCGAGTAATCCTTTTACGATCTTACCCATAGGAGTTTCCAATATAGTCGCCTTACCCATAACATCGTTCCCTTGCCAATTAAGAGATTCGATCTTATGAGAAACCTTATCTAGGTTTACGGTAGGACCTTCTGGGTGATTTAACTCACCAACTGCCCTATCCTTTGATACCTGTTCAGTGTCATACTTATTGACTGCTTTGACCATAACATCTTTAGGATATATTCTACCGTTCCTATTCTTTTGATCTGCTTGCATGAAGATACCCTCAATGGCGTATGTTTTCTCGCCATTGTCGTTCTGTTCTGTAAGAACTTCCAGATTATTATTGGTAAATTCTGCAATCAGTTTCATTTCTTTAATACCTTTATCATTTCGGATGCCGCTTTCTCTGCTTCATCCTTACTTCTGTAAGCATCTAATCTGTCACCATCTACGTATGCAACAAACCCTTTTGGTTCCTTGTATACCATAATTTGAATACGACCGATCTTCTTGTTGACAACAAGTTGACCTCTCGGTTTACGTCCAAGTGACTCTCTTATTTGATCAAATGTTTTCATTTAATTTATATTATTTATAATTTCCTATTCTTTGACATCATCAAGACTCTTCAGGTAACGGATCGTCTTGCCGTTCTCCGTCTTCGTCATCCACTTCGACTTCCACATTATCACTGGCGACCTGTAAATCTTCTGGGGCATCTTCCATGGTCTCAGGTTCCTCGGTCTCTTGATCATCTTCCTCATCTTCCATTTCTAGTTGATCATCATCAACTTCTACTTCATCATCATCTTCTATTTCTTCGACACCATTGTATATGTTGTCTGCTAATTTAATTTTTTCTTGGTCAAGAATGTCTTGTACCTTCACTGTCATAACGTCAGAGAAAATTTTATTTGCTTTATTGTAGTCCTGATCCAATGCATTTTGAATCAAGTCACGCATTTCTTCACTCATCTCGCTCATCCTTTTCATCTCCTTTTACAGGTTTCAATTCAAATTTTTGTCCTGCAGTTGGATTATCGTCTGGAAGTTCCTGTTCTTTTTCACCTTCTTCAGGTTCATCCTCATCCATCTGCTTACTCATAGTTTCTATTTCATCATCTGAAAGTTGTAGAACATTTTTCTGTACCCATTCTTTAGAAAAGTATTCACCAACATAGTTAGCAATCCTATCTAGGGACTCTAGTCTGTTCTGTAACATTTCAGCGTCACGTAATTCTGTAAAGTGATTGTCTTTTACATAATCAACTGTGATGTCGCTCTTCCATGAATCCCAATCATCCTCAGTACAAATACCTTTCATAATGAGTTGTTTCTTTAGGATACCATAAAAAAGGTGAGAGAACCTCATTCTCAGTCTGTCAATAAACTTCTGAAACTTTAGTTCGTCTCTATTAATTTCTGTAGATCTACCAAGAATACCTTGAACAGACTCTTGATCCAGTCTAGACATAGGAACATTCAGTGAACGATACATTCTCTTTTGAAAATAGATAATGTCTTCGATCTGTCCTAGGTTTTCTCCACCTGGCAATGTGCTGATCTCAGTGCCTCGACCACCTTCACGTCTTGGTAACCAGAAGTCCTCAAGTAGTGATTGGTGTTTACGATCATCGCGGATCTCACCAGTCTTAGCATCGTACACAAGTTTATTTCGATATCGTGCCATGATATCTTTCATGTACTGTTCTGCTTTACCACGTGGCAAGTTACCTACATCAATATAAAACATTCGTCTCTCTGGTGCACGTGCTAGACGATAGATAACCAACGCATCTTCCATCATTCTTAATTGGTTGATAGGTTTCAACCCTTTGTGCAAGTGAGACACAATCTTCTTACGATCCTCTGTCAACAGTCCAGAGGTGACATAAGAGACAGAATCATTTGTCATTTTTATACCACTGTTAGAACTGCCAGGTTTTTCTTGATAGATAAAAAACTCTTCAGTATTCTCAACTATCTTTGCTCCTGTTACAGGATCTTTCTTAAATTTTACTTTCTTTACTTTACGCATCTTAGCGGCATCTATAGGACGAACCTCTTGGATACCTTCTTTAGGATTATCTTCATTCAACACTAAGTGGTGATAAAGTCTACCGTCAACATACCATCTACGGAATATGTCATGTCCTAACTCTTTGAAGTTAAGCATAGAGTAAATTGTATCAAATTCTTCTTTAATTAGTTTTTTGATTTTGTCGGGTGCTTCTACTTGGTCAAGGTTTAGATCTAGTGTCTGTTCAAGTTCACTACCAGTAATTGCTTCATTAACAATGTCTTCAATTGCCGCATCCACTTCTGGATGCATCGCGTTTCCGCGATACTTCATTATTAATTGATAGTTGTCCTTTGAATCGTCACCATCCATATTAAGATACTGACCATAATGTGTACCCGATGCTGTGGCATAACTACCACCTTCATCATCCCTTGGGGGAACGATAGAGGGTAGTTTCTCATCTTTTTTTGCTTTGGCACGTTTGATTTCGAAACCAAATAACTTTAATCCATCATTTTCTGCCATTGTAGTCCTCAGATAAAATAGAAGGGCGGCAGTATCACCGCCCTATCTGTTATTTAGTTAACTTGTAGTATTACTTTCCCAGTACTGGTATACCCAAGTACATGTGAATCTTTCGATGTTGTCATTGTCACCGAATGATAATGGGATAGGTGCTAGATCCTGTGGATATGCACCTCGGAAGTTATACGTCTTCAGAATTGCCCCATCTCTATCCAACTGTTCAACTTTCAGATCTGCTTCGTATGCTACAGGAACTCCAAGACCAGTGTTGGCATTGTGTCCATTGATACCATTCATCCAACGCTCTAGTGCGTCACGAATAGCGAAATCTGTGTCATTGATAATAGTTGTTGTCCACTCAGCAAATGTACGATCCCCTGCCATCTTCAACTGACGACCTCGGAAAGGTACAACTATTTGACCGAATGTAGAACCAGGTAGTTCTGCAGTTTCGCATAGAAAGGATGTTAGTTCAGGATTACCGTCTGCAAATGCAGGATAGTTTATGGTAACTTGGAACAGATTGGGACGTGCACCCCCACCTTTCAGTTTTGCTTTAAAATCATCGACTCCTAAAATTGCCATTGTTTACCTCCTTACACTGTGCCTACGACTTCTTCGAAGTCAACACCTGTACGAACTGCGACAAAGTTTAGAGTCACGTAGTTGATAGAACGTGCAGGTTTGATAAACACGTTTGCTATAAATTCATTTCTATCTACTACTGCCGCCGTATTGTTGGTATCATCACACACTACTTTAAAGTCTGTAATACCTCTACGACCTTTTACTTCACGAAGTACTGGTTCGATAATGTTGACAAATTCTGCACGAGTAAACTCATCGTTGAACTCGAACATTGCTTGCTCTGCCGCTTTACCAATCGCACGTTCAAGAACCAAGAACAATCTTCTTACATTGATTCTGTCAAATGCGGATGGGCGACCTAGTTTAGTTTTATCACCGAACAACAAGACTCCCTGACCTGGTATATTTGCAATCGGGTTCACACCTGCTTTATACAG